CAAACATTTGAACAATCAGATCAACGGCACAGCTCGGATCGAATATTCCACCTCGGGAACGTCCACCGGTCGCTTGATCGTCACCAACGGCCCCAACTTTCTTACGCTGCCCAGAGAGGCCCGTAGTTGCATCCAGAGCTCACGCAAAGATGCACGTATATATTCCATTGACTTCACCTCACTTGAGCCTCGTGTGACCCTTTGGGAAGGTTCTGACGAGCTAGACTTCGAGGATGTTTATGCTTCGGTGATGCAAATGTGCGAAGTGTCCAATCGCGATGATGCCAAGCTGGCCACGCTGAGCACTCTATACGGCGCTGGAGTTCGACGGCTATCTGCGCAACTTGGCAATTTGCGCGCGGCCAAACAGTTAATGGAGAGGGTAAAAGAATATTTTGGCATTGCACGGCTACAACAGAAGCTAGATGGTCAAGCCAATCAGGGAATTATCAAGAACAGATTTGGTCGACCTCTGCACGAAGCAGTCAAGCAACCGAGGCTAAGGGTCAACCACTACGTTCAGTCGACTGCTGCCGAACTGGCTCTGCTGCTCTTTGCCGATCTTTGCGAGCTCAACCCGGAAGTCCGTCCGCTAGTCGTGATTCACGATGCACTGATTGTTGAAGTGCCCGATACATCAAAAGAAGAATTTTTCAGTAATGCATCTAGTTTGTATTTTGAAGGTACTTGGTTTCCAACTAAAGTCGAAGAGCTGGATAATTAGTGCAGTGAGGTTAGCAATATGAGCACCAAAAAATTGAATACGATGATCAAGCGGGCCATGTTGGAGCTGCTCAAAGAGCAACCAAAAGACAAAAAAGATAAAAGAATTACAAAAGTAGATATAGTTGGCGCAGTTGGTCGCGGCCAATTTAACCGCGATGTTGCGTCGGTAGGGGTTCGTGCAAAAAATGAACCGAATGAACTGCTTAATGACCTGGGAGTCAAAAGACAGGAAGGCAATACAGATATCGAAAAAGCCTTTTCAATCATCGAGCAAGCGATTGAAAATAACGAGGTTATGGCCGAAGCATACAGAATGCCTGAATTAAAAGAAATTGAAGACAATCAAATCTTTACAGTACCTATAAAATCTAAAGATTTAGATAAGCGATCTGCGCTAAAGTATATTCACCTCACACTCTGGGCAGCAGAAAATGCCGGAGTTTTGCAGCTGGAAGATGAGATTAGCTTTATTCCTATACAAGAAACAGATACTCCTACAATAATTCCTAAAAAAATGCGAAAAAAATAATATAGTATCAGCATGGAATACAACGCTGAAGATATTAAAGGTTCGTACGATAAGTACATTGCGTTACTGCGCAAATTTTTTCCCAACTCTCACGATGCTGTCGACAAGCTGGAGGGGGCTTTAGGAGAGCGTCTGGCCTTGTCGCCTCGCGATATGAAGCCTGAATTTGGTGGCGTGCCCGGTGGCCTTATCAGTTTTGCTCTTAATACCGCCAAGCACTGTCGGGCATTTGATGCTGTAGTTAATCCTAAGAAGCTGGTTCGAGTGGCTCTAGTGCACGAACTGGGCCGACTGGGTGATCTGGAGGAAGGTCTGGACCTGTATCTGCCTGAGACTTCTGATTGGCACCGAGAAAAATTGGGCCGCAATTACAAGTACAATGAAAATTGTCCCAAGATGTCTGTGGCACATCGCACTCTTTACTATCTGGCCAAGTTTGGCTTTCAAGTCGATCGAGAAGAGTGGGTGGCTGTGGCGACCTCTGGCGGCTTTCAGTACGACGAGAATCGATTCTATGCCAACGAAATTTTGCCCTTGGCACAGTCTCTGCACACTGCCAGAACGTTTGCTTTAAATGAGATGAAATCCTAGTAGAGCCATATTTATAAGCATGCAAGGTCAACTTTGGAAGTACGTTAAGTGGATGCTGACAGAAGACGTCGACGAGCCGGAAAACGGTCTCCTGACTGAACCTGATCTGCCAAAAGATGACGATGAACAAGAGGAACAGAGCGTGGTGGCAAATATTGCCGGAGCCACAACTCCTCTTGGTACTGATGCCACTTATCCCAATTCCAGAGTAGATCATCGCAAGTCGCCGGCTGAAGCTGCCGGAGATGCTTTTGGTGGAGCGCGACCACCTAAAAATAAGCGCAAATAATTTTTGTATTTTAAACTTTAAACTACTAATATTCTAATCGATTGCATATTGCAATTTGAATTTTGCCAATTTAACATTATGGAGGTTTAGAAAATGGCAGTTAATCTAGCAGCATTGCAGAAGAAGCTCAATCAACTGAGCGGCGTTAATTCGCGCAAGAATACCATGTGGCGTCCGACCGAAAACGAAGAAGAGACGGTTCGCATTATTGCTTTTCCGGACAACGACGGTCAGCCTTTCAAGGAGCGTTACTTTTATTACAACATTGGTAATAACCCGGGCCTTCTGGCACCTTATCAGTTTGGCAAGCCTGATCCCTTTCAAGAGCTCATCACCAAGCTTCGTAGCGATGATACCAAAGAATCCTACGAGCTTGCCAAAAAGCTCTATCCTAAGATGCGCAGCTATGCAGCTGTGATTGTGCGCGGAGAAGAAGATAAAGGTGTTCGCCTGTGGTCTTTCGGCAAGACAGTTTATCAAGATCTGCTTAAGATCATGTTGGACTCTGACTATGGAGACATCACCGATGTGAACGAAGGTTTTGACATCAAGGTTTCCTGCTCAAAACAACCTGGTCGTATGTGGGCTGAGACTTCTGTACGTCCTCGTCCAAAAGCTACAGCTCTTGCATCCAGCAAAAAGCAGGCTAAGGAGTGGATTGATAACATCCCGAATCTCGATGAAATGTATTCGTGCAAGTCTTACGAAGAGCTGGAAAAAATTATCAATGCCTGGCTTGAAGATCCAGAAGAATCTTCTGGCACTTCACGCGGAGACTTTAGCACCAAGTCCTCAAAAGCTCCGGAGTCCGAAAGCTCTGATTCTTCATCGAACACGATGAAAGATCTTGACGATGCTTTTGCTGACCTAGAAAATCTTTAGCGAATATTGCTAAATCAGCAATATTGAATAGATGCGGGGCGGTTTTGCTGCCCCGCATTTTTTTTGTTTATGCAGACGTAATTCATTATAATCGAAAAAACCAGGAGAAATTACATTGGCTAGAAAAAAGAAGAATACAGAAAATATCATGGAAGATTTTACGCAAGATTTGATCAAGTCTATCAACAAAGATCATGGATCAAAAATTGCTTACAATCTGGAGCACGATGATTCTCCGACCCACGTAAAGAGGTGGATCAGTACCGGTTCCAAGCAGCTTGATTACCTTGTTGCAAATCGTCGAAACGGAGGCTTGCCTGAGGGCCGCATTGTAGAAATTTTTGGTCCGCCTTCGATTGGCAAGTCGCACATCGCCATTCAGTTGGCCAAATCAACGCAAGATCTGGGCGGCATCGTAGTTTATATTGACACGGAAAATGCCACTTCTGTTGAAAACCTTAGCTTATTAGGAGTGGACATCAGCAAGCGTTTTGTCTATGTCGACACTCACTGCACCGAAGAGGTATTGAGTATTGCTGAGTCTACCATCATGAAAGCCAAAGCCATGGACAAAGATGTACCCATCACCATTATTTGGGACTCTGTTGCGGCCACTTCTCCCAAAGCCGAGCTTACTGGCGATTACGACAAAGAGACCATCGGCCTGCAGGCTCGAGCAATCTCCAAGGGCATGCGTAAGATTACCGGCGTCATTGCCAATCAAAACGTGTTGATGATCTGCCTCAATCAGATTCGCATGAAAATTGGCGTAATGTATGGCGACCCAACTACGACACCGGGTGGAAAAGCCATTCCCTTCCACTCCTCAGTACGCATTAAGCTTGGTGCAGGTCAGCCTATCAAAAATAAGGACGGCGAAATCATTGGCATTAATGTGTCGGCAAAGACCATCAAAAACAAGGTTGCTGCGCCCTTCCGAACCTGCAATTTTGAAATTCACTTTGGCAAGGGAATCAGAGAACACGAGCAGCTTTTCGACGAGCTAAGAAAACACGGAGAATCAAAAAGTAATGGAAAATTAGTTAGTGTTACAGGCACTAGCACCTGGAAAACATTGCACGTAGTTGATGAAAAAACTGGCGAAGTATTTGTGGAAAAAAAGTTTTATAAATCAGATTTTGATAAAATTTTAACTAATCCCGAATACAAAGATTATTTGGAAGACTTGATTGAAGATGCTTTTGTCAGAAAGCTTTCTGATCCTAACCAGATGGATATTGACACAGAGTCTTATGAAGAAGTAAAAGCCATAGCCGACGACATGGAAGAAAGTCTGCAAGCACTCGAGGCATAGGTGAAAAATCCAATTTTGGTGTGTGATGGCCTAAATGTGTTTACGCGGCATTTTTGCGTCAATCCTTCAATGTCCGACAACGGCGAGCACGTTGGAGGATTCCTGGGCTTTTTGAAGGGCCTGGGAATTCTCTGCGAGCAGTTCAACCCTTCGCGGCTTATTGTCGTGTGGGAATCGGGCGGCAATATGAGGCGGCGTGCAATTGCCGGATCCTATAAAATGGGGCGAAGACCGGCGACGCTGAATAGATATTATGAGGATGACATTCCCGCGACAGTTAGCAACCACACCATGCAGATCTCGTTGTTGGTCAAAGCCTTGGGCAATCTACCAATAACTCAGATTTACGTAAAGGACTGTGAAGCGGACGATGTTATCGGATATATCGCAAGATACATTTTAAAAGACACAGAAACAATTGTGGTCTCCTCTGACAAGGACCTTCACCAGCTCATAGGGGATCATGTAGTTCAATATTCTCCCGGCCAGAAAAAAATTATAGACAAGCAGACAGTGATAGAAAAATTTGGAATCAGCCCTACTAACTTTGTGACAGCTCGCTGCTTTGTGGGAGACAATAGCGACAATGTTTCTGGAGTAAAAGGCGCAGGATTCAAAAATATATCAAAGTGGTTTACAGATCTAGCTGGAGATGAATTTATATCCTGCGAGCAACTGGTCGAGCAGGCAACAGAGCTGGCAAAGCAAAAAAGGAGCAAGACGATTAAAGCCATCTCAGAAAGCAAAGAATTGGCCAAGAAGAATTGGAAATTGATGCACCTGGACACCTCAAGCCTGTCCGCAGACCAAATTCAAAAAATCAATGGCCAGCTTGAAAATACAGGAAAATCTGATAAAATGTCATTACTGCGCTTGATGTCACAGCAAGGCATGCTGAACTTTGACGTCGACCGCCACTTTACCGCAATCAATTCCGTGAGGTATCGGTGAGCATCCAGAACCAATTTCTCAAACAGATCATCGAAAATTCCAACGAAGTCCATCACTTTTCACGCTACGGCAAAAATTTTCAAGAAAAGATATTTCAAGGCCTAGTGACCGACAAGCCATGGGCCGCTCAGATGGTTGAGGTGATGAGGCCCAACTTTTTTGACACCGACTATCTCAGGTTTCTGACGGAGAAGTACTTTTCTTATTACGACAAGTATCGCTGCTTTCCGACGCTGGGTTTGTTGGTCCAAGTCATCAAAGAAGAACTGTCAGACGTCGGCGATGACATCATTCGAGACCAGATCATCGAGTTTTTGCTGCGCGTCAAGGCCAATCCGAATCCGGGTGATATCGGATATGTCAAGGACAAAACGCTGGATTTTTGTAAGCGTCAGGCTTTCAAAGGCGCTCTGGAAAAGTCCGTTGATCTGATTCAAGGCGAAAACTTCGAAGAAGTCATTGACCTGATGAAAAATGCTGTTTCTATCGGCATGCAAAATTCAAGTGGCCATGATTTTTTCGAAGACATTGAAGCACGCTTTGTCAAGATTAATCGCAATGCTGTGCCTACTGGCTTTCCTAGGCTGGACAAGAAGGACATTTTTAAAGGCGGTTTGGGTCGCGGCGAAATCGGAGTGGTCACGGCAAATACGGGCGTTGGAAAAAGTCATTGGCTTGTCAACATTGGCGCCAATGCAATGCGCGCAGGAAAAAATGTGCTGCACTATACCTTTGAACTGACTGAAACAGCGGTCGGAATTAGGTACGATTCAAACCTCTGTGGCATTCCAAGCAATGATGTGCAAGATAATAAAGATATGGTCAAGGAAGTGTACCAGGACAAAGAACTAGGCCGCCTGATTATCAAAGAATATCCGACCGGGTCTGCCTCAGTCGTCACGCTGCGCAATCACATCGAGAAGCTGTCTCTCAAGGGCTTTAAGCCCAATGTGATCATCATTGACTATGCTGACATTATGAAGTCCACCAAGTCCTATGACAGTCTGCGACACGAGCTCAAGCTCATCTATGAAGAGCTTCGCAATATGGCCATGGAGATGGACATTCCAGTCTGGACAGCATCGCAAGCCAATCGAGACAGTGCACAGTCAGATATCGTGGGACTGGAAAACATGTCTGAGGCTTATGGCAAGGCCATGGTCGCCGATGTCGTTATCAGCCTGTCCCGTAAGGCTTCTGAGAAGGCCACCGGCGTGGGTCGTCTGTTCATCGCCAAAAATCGAGCTGGCCGAGACGGCATTGTGTTTCCGATCACTATCGACACATCAATGTCATCTTTTGGCATTCTGGACGAAAATAGCATGTCACTCAATGAAGCCACAGCGGCTTCGAATAGCGAGGCGAAAGCCGCCCTGCTTAAAAAGTGGAAAGAAGTGAAAGAAATGGAGAGAGAGGAGAGTTTCTGATGGAACCAATTTTGCAACCTAATCCTGACAGATTTGTCATTTATCCGATTGTACATAACGATCTGTGGGCAGAATTTAAGCGGCAGGAAGCCAGCTTTTGGACCGCAGAAGAAATTGATCTGAGCGAAGACTTGCGAGACTGGCAAAAGCTGAGCGATGACGAGCGACACTTTATCAAGCATGTACTGGCTTTCTTTGCGGCCTCTGACGGCATTGTCAACGAGAATCTATGCTATCGGTTTGCCAATGAAGTACAGTACCCAGAGGCTCGTGCAGCGTATACGTTTCAGGCTGCCATGGAAACTATTCATAGTGAGACCTATTCACTTTTGATTGACACATATGTCTCTGATCAGAACGAGAAGATCAAGCTGTTGAGGGCCATCGACACTATTCCGACAGTAGGCGAAAAGGCGCAGTGGGCTCTCAAATGGATTGATTCTTCTGATTCTTTTGTCCGTCGTCTGATTGCTTTTGCTTGCGTGGAAGGCATCTTTTTTTCGGGCTCTTTCTGTTCCATCTTCTGGCTCAAACATCGCAACAAGGGTCTCAAAGGGCTGACTTTTTCTAACGAGTTGATTTCTCGCGACGAGGCATCTCATACCGACTTTGCCGTGACAATTTACAAACCACATTTTTGAAAAACTGTCAACAGAGGAGGTCCACCAGATTGTGTCTGAGGCAGTTGATATCGAAAAGAACTTTGTCTGTGAAGCGCTACCAGTCAGTCTTATCGGTATGAACTCCGACGCAATGAGTCAGTACATCGAATTTGTGGCAGATCAATTGTTGGTCGATCTGGGATACGCTAAGATCTACAACTCAGCCAATCCGTTTCCCTGGATGGAAATGCTGGGATTGGAAGGCAAGACCAACTTTTTTGAGAGGCGTGTGAGCGAATATGCAAAAGCCAATGTGAAGTCTGGAGAATCTCAGGCACTGACGTGGGACGGTGAATTTTAAATGAAACAGTATGTAGTAAAAAGCAACGATACAAGAGAAGAAATCAAGTTTGACAAGATTACCCAGCGCATCAAGCGTCAGTGCAGAGACCTCAACAAAGATTACGTAGTCCCAACGGAAGTGACACGACGCGTGGCCGAGTCAGTCGTGGACGGCATCACGACAGCACAGATCGATGAAATTATCGCGCAGGAAGCTGCCAGAATGGTCACAGTACATCCAGACTATTCAATCTTGGCTGCAAGGGTTATCATGACACGTTGGCGCAAGTCCATTCCGGTGTCTTTTAGTGAAAATGTTGGAAGGCTCTACGATTTTGTCAATCCAGATACCGGCCTGCACACTCCGCTGGTTTCGGACGAATTAGTTCAGATAGTCTCTAATCGTAAAAAGGCGGAACTGATTGACCGCGCTATCGTGCACGATCGAGACAATAATTTTGACTATTTCGGCCTTCTGACCCTCAAGAGGGGCTATCTCAAATCGATTGATGGAGAAATTGCCGAGACTCCTCAGTTCATGTGGATGAGAGTGGCTCTAGGCATTCACGGCACTGATATTTCGGCAGCGCTGCAATGCTACGACAGTTTAAGCAAGGGCCTTTACATTCATGCCACCCCGACTCTTTTCAATGCTGGCACCACGCGCAGCCAAATGGCATCCTGTTTTTTGCAAAGCCTCGCTGACGACTCAATCGACGGCATCTTTGAGACCTACAAGCAGATTGCCAATATTTCAAAGTGGGCTGGAGGCATCGGTCTTCACATCCACAATTTGCGCGCAGCTGGAGCCCTAATTGGCGGTACTGGTGGCAAGTCAGACGGGGTCGTGCCCATGATCAAGGTACTGAACGAGACAGCACGTTACGTTAACCAAGGTGGTAAGAGAAAAGGAGCCTTTGCAGTCTATCTCGAACCTTGGCATGCTGACGTCGAAGAATTTCTAGAAATGAAAAAGAATCACGGAAAGGAAGAGCTTAGAGCTCGAGACCTTTTCTATGCACTCTGGGTTCCTGACCTGTTTATGCAACGCGTCCAGGAAGACGGCATGTGGTCCTTGATGTGTCCGCACAAGTCACCTGGGCTATCAGACGTGCACAGCGAAGAGTTCGTTGAGTTGTACGAAAAATACGAAGCAGCAGGTCAGTTCGTTAAGCAGGTGAAAGCCAGAGATCTGTGGGTCAAAGTCATCACTTCCCAGATTGAGACAGGCGTGCCATACGTGCTCTACAAGGATTCAGCCAACAAAAAAAGTAATCAGAAAAATCTAGGCACCATTAAGTCGTCCAATCTCTGCACTGAGATCATTGAATACTCGGATCCAGACGAGACTGCGGTCTGCAATCTGGCCTCTATCGCTCTGCCCAGATTTGTCAAGAATGGCAAGTACGATTTTGACCTGCTGCGGTCAATTGCATCTGAGGTCACACACAATCTCAATCACGTTATTGACCGCGGCTTTTATCCGACCGAACAAACTCGTACTTCTAACATGAGACACCGGCCGATCGGCATTGGCGTGCAGGGCTTGGCAGATACGTTTGCACTTCTTAAAATAGACTTTGATTCGGAAGAGGCCAAGGAACTCAACAAGCAGATCTTTGCTCACATTTACTATGGTGCCCTTGAAGCTTCCTGCGAGTTGGCCAAGAAGAACGGCAGTTATTCGAGCTTTGATGGCTCTCCAGCTTCTCAGGGCGTCCTTCAGTTTGATATGTGGAATGTTGAACCCGTCGGAGACCTCAACTGGAAGTCGCTTAAGAACAAGATCAAAAAGTGGGGTCTGCGAAACAGCCTGCTGCTAGCACCGATGCCTACTGCTTCCACCAGTCAAATTCTGGCCAACAATGAGTGTTTCGAGCCGTTCACCAGCAACCTATACGTTCGACGCGTTCTTTCTGGTGAATTTGTGGTGCTTAATCGTCATCTCGTCAACGATCTGGTCAAAGAAGGCTTGTGGGATGAGGATCTCAAAAATGAAGTGGTTCGCAACTTAGGTTCCATTCAAGCCATTCCCAGCATTCCCGACGACATCAAGAGGCGATACAGAACCGTCTGGGAGATGTCCATGAAGCCCATCATCGAGATGGCAGCCGACCGCGGCGCTTATATTTGTCAGTCCCAATCGATGAACTTATTCATTGCAGAGCCTACAATAGGCAAAGTTAATTCAATGCACTTCTTCGCTTGGGAACAAGGCTTGAAAACAGGCATGTACTACCTGCGCTCCAAGCCGGCTTCTATGGCCAAAGCCATCACGGTCGAGACCAAAAAAGAAGAAGAGCCTACTCCAGAAGAGATCATCGCTTGCTCTCTTGAAAATCCAGAAGCCTGCGACATGTGTGGTTCATGAAAGAAATTAAATTGGTTTGGCAACAGAAGCACGATAGAGACGAAGACAGCATTCTGTCCTTGTACTGCATCGAAAAAGGCTACGAGATCGGCCAGCTCAGAAGGTCTGCAGACTACGAAGACTTCAAGAACTATATGGGAATTAATCGCTATGCAGATAGAATCTGGCAGTACAGATCTGTTTGCGTAGACGATGGACAGTTGCAGGACTACTTCGGTCCCAATTGTCAGCACGATCTGTTCAGAGGCTTCAGGTCTGTAAGTGAATTTAAAAATTGGCTAGAGGAGAAAACCTATGTTTGTTAAGACTACTGTCAGCGGACTTATTAAGGATGTTGAGCTGCGCGCAAAGCCCATTATCGTCAAAGTCAACAAGTTCGATGAGGAGAGTGCCGAAAAATTTGTGAGATCAATCGGCGCTGCTCACAATACTGGCCAGAAAATAATTCCGGTTATAGTGGATAGTTTCGGAGGAACGGTCTATTCCCTAATGGCTATGATTTCCGCAATCAAAGGTTCCGATCTGCCAATTGCCACTATTGTTCAAGGTAAGGCTATGTCTTGCGGTGCCGTTCTAACAACGTTTGGAGAAGACGGTTATCGATATGCTGACCCAGACGCTACCGTGATGATCCACGATGTTAGCTCGTCTGCCCGCGGCAAAATTGAAGAGCTCAAGGCAGATACGAGAGAGGCCGAACGCTTAAACGAGAGAATCTACACCATGATGGCACAAAATTGTGGAAAGGCAGACGATTACTTTCTGGAAATTGTCACGCAGAAAAAACATGCAGATTGGTTCATGGACGCCAAAGAGGCTAAGAAGCATAACTTGGTCAATCACCTTCGAGTGCCAAAGCTGACAGTTTCCATCGACGTCAATATGAAATTTGATTAAATTGTGTGTAAGGCCGGCTTCTTCATGATATAATGAACTCAAAAGGAGCCATTGTGAAACAGTCTAAACTCAATTGCATTCTGAAGCAGCACAAATTGTGGCTAGAGTCTAATGGCAACAAAGGAAAAAGGGCGAATCTGAGCTATGCGGATCTGACCAATGCGAATCTGTCCGGTACGAATCTGACCGGTGCGGATTTGACCGGTGCGAGTCTGACCGGTGCGAGTCTGTACCGTGCGGATCTGGTCGGTGCGGATCTGGCCAGAGCGAATCTGCGCTATGCAAATCTGTCCGGTACGAATCTGACCGGTGCGGATTTGTCCGGTGCGAATCTGTCCGGTACGAATCTGAGCTATGCGGATCTGACCAATGCGAATCTGTCCGGTGCGAAACTGACCGGTGCGTACCTGAGCTATGCGGATCTGACCAATGCGAATCTGTCCGGTACGAATCTGACCGAAGCGAATCTGACCGAAGCGAATCTGACTAATGCGAATCTGTCCGATTCTATCTTGAATTCAAAATGGATGTCCAATGCAAAAGTGAGTCAGTTCCAACTGTCTTGGCTGGCCACTGATCCCAATTTTTGTGATTGGGTAGATAAATTAGATGTGAAAAAAGAAGCAGCATGAAACAGTCTGAACTCAATCACATTCTGAAGCAGCACAAATTGTGGCTAGAGTCTAATGGCAACAAAGGAAAAAAGGCAGATCTGACCAATGCGGATCTGTGGGGTGCGGATCTGACCGAAGCGAATCTGACCGATGCGAATCTGTCCGGTGCGAATCTGACCGCTGCGAATCTGACCGATGCGAATCTGTCCGGTGCGAATCTGACCGAAGCGAAACTGACCGATGCGAATCTGACAGAAGCGAAACTGGCCGAAGCGAATCTGACCAATGCGGATCTGTGGGGTGCGGATCTGACCGAAGCGAATCTGACCGATGCGAATCTGTCCGGTGCGAATCTGACCGCTGCGTATCTGACCAATGCGAATCTGACCAATGCGGATCTGACCGATGCGAATCTGTACAGAGCGAATCTGCACAGAGCGAATCTGACCGATTCTATCTTGAATTCAAAATATATGGCCTATGCGCGAGTAGATCAATCCCAACTGTCTTGGCTGGCCACTGATCCCAATTTTTATGATTGGGTAGATCAGTTAGATGTGAAAAAAGAAGCAGCATAAATATAACCGATATACATGCATGGTCTAGTTGGCGAAAAAATAATGGCAAAAACTAAGAAAACCATTGAAGAACAGTATAAAAAGCTAGATGATATAAGTCACTGTATCGCCAGGCCCGGAATGTACATTGGCTCCACTAAAACTCGAGTCGATCAGTGCTATGCGCTCAATGAAGAAGGCCGTTTCGAGATGCAGTCGGTTCAGCAAAATCCGGGCTTTCTCAAGATTTTTGACGAGATTGTTTCTAATGCCGCTGATGAGCATCGCCGCAATCCCAAGCTTAATCGAATCGATGTGGCAGTCGATCAAAAGACGGGCAAGATTGCTGTGAAAGACAATGGTGGCATTCCAGTTGCAAAGCACTCAGAACATCAAGAGTGGATACCGGAGATGATCTTCTCCAATCTCAAAGCCGGATCAAATTTTGATGACACAGAAGATCGATTGCTAGCGGGAACCAATGGCGTCGGTGCCACCCTGACCAATATATTTTCCTCAGAGTTTCACATTGAGACCTGCGACGGAAAAAAGTTCTTCTCGCAAAAATTTCGCAGCAACATGAGAGAGCGCGAAGAGCCCAAAGTCTCAAAGAAGAGGGGTGCCGGCTTCACACAGATAACATATCTGCCCGACTTTAAACAGTTTGGCATGTCGGGACTGGATGATCATCACGTCACTCTGATGAAAAAGCGCTGTATTGACGTGGCAGCCTGCAATCCCACTCTCAAAGTTTACTTCAATGGCAAGCGTTACAGCTATCCCTCATTCGCCTCCTATTGTCGCATGTACGTCGACGATATTCAGTTTGAGGCCTCGGAGCGCTGGAAAATTGCTGTGGGAGCATCAGACGGAGGTCTGCAGCACGTCTCTTTTGTCAATGGCGTTTTTACGTCGGACGGAGGCACTCACGTCGATTTTATCGCAACACAGATTGTCAATGCCATTCGCGCGCGGCTAAAAAAGAAGCACAAGGTCGATCTGAGGCCATCAGAGATTAAAAATCACCTGTTTGTGTTTGTCTCTGCCGACATCATCAATTCCAGTTTTTCTTCGCAGACCAAAGAGAAACTCATTACAGACCCTCGAGATTTTGGTTCCAAGCACGAACTGTCTGACAAGTTTCTGAAAGCCGTGTGTGCCTCTGAGGTTATTCAGCGCATATTGGACTGGGCGCAGCAGAAAAAGAAGGCCGACGAGAGAAAGGCCCTTCGCCAGCTTAACAAGAAACTGTCAAAGCAAAAGGTCCTGAAGCTCATCGATGCTAAGGGGCGCAAGAGAGAAAAGTGCACTCTGTCTCTTTTCGAGGGAGACTCAGCCTCTAGTGCCTTTAGAAAGTATCGCGATCCAATGACACAAGGTGCCTTTCCGCTTCGCGGCAAGTTTCTGAACGTGGCGGGACTGCCTGCCTCCAAAGTCATTCAGAACAAAGAGGTCCAGGCTCTGTTGAATGCCATTGGATTGCGTTTGGGCGAGGAGCCTAAAAATTTGCGTTATGGCAAGATATTGATATATTCCGATGCCGATCCGGACGGAGACAACATTGCGGGACTGCTTGTCAATTTCTTTGGTCGTTATTGGCCGGAACTGCTCGAGCAAAAGAAGTTGCTGAGGGTCATGACGCCGCTTGTTGTCGCCGACAAGAAAGATCAGAAGCTGATGTTTTATACCAATGAGGAATTTGAGGCCTGGGCCAAAAACAACAAGTCTTCCGGCTGGAACGTCTCCTACAAAAAGGGGCTGGCTGCTCTGGAAGATCCGGAGTATAAAGATATTATTAAGAGCCCGAAGATGTTTGCATTGGTGCCAGGACAAGATCTGAATCAGTCGCTTGAAGACTGGTTTGGAAGTGATTCGGACGTAAGAAAGAAGAAGATGCTAGACGGAGTTTCCAATGGATAAAGTTGCCGAAAGAACAGTCTCAGACTTTTTTGATAGGGAGCTAAGAGACTATGCGCTGTACACAGTGGAAAACCGAGCCATACCGAGCTTGATCGACGGCTTTAAGCCTTCACAGCGAAAAATTGCTCACACGGCCAATCAAGTTTGGAAGACTGGCAAAGAAAAGCCTATGAAGGTCTTTCAGCTTGGCGGCCTGGCTGCCAGCATGACCATGTTTCATCATGGCTCTCTGGATGCCACTATCATCGGCATGACTCAGAATTTCAAAAACTCCATGCCTATATTTCAAGGCATTGGCCAGTTTGGCTCGCTGCGATCTCCGGAAGCTGGAGCTCCTCGCTATGTTGGCGTCAAATTTAACGAAAACTTTCGACAGCTCTATCAAGACTTTGACTTGTGTGAGTCTCAGGAAGAAGAAGGCGAAAAGATCGAGCCTAGGTTTTTTCTGCCTATTATTCCGACAGTCTTGTTAAACGGTGGAAGCGGTATCGCAGTGGGCTTTGCCACCAATATTCTCAATCGTCACCCTGTCGATCTCATCAAGGCGTGTCTATCGGTTCTTAAAGGAAAAGAGTGCCCGGAAATCAAGCCTTGGATCAATGGCTTCACAGGCCAGTTTGAGAGAGCTACCGATAATCCAAAATCCTGGATCATGAGCGGCAATTTTCGCGTCAAAAATACTTCGACAGTTGAAGTCACCGAAATTCCGCCGGGATTCACCTACGAAAAATACGAAGCGCTCCTGGAAAAACTAATTGAAAAGGGCGATTTAGTCTCTTACGACGATCACTCGTCTGAGACACCACACTACATTCTGAAATTTAAGCGTGCAGATCTGGCCAAGATGGTCAAGAGAAACCGCCTTCCGGCGCTGCTTAAGATCAAAGAGCGAATCGGAGAGAACTACACAACGCTTGACGAGCACGGCAAGCTTAAGATATTTGAGAAGCCAGAAGAAATCGTAGAATATTTTGTTAATTTCAGGCTGAAATACTATAATCTACGTAAAAAGAACAACATCAAAAGACTGGAAAAGGAGCTAAGAGTTGCAGACAATAAAGCCCAATTCATTGAAGAGATTCTTGCCGGCCGGTTGGTCATCAACAATCGACCCAAAAAAGCCATCGAAGGGGATCTCAAGGCGATGAACTTCGATCGAGAATCTGGCAGTTACAACTATTTGCTCAATATGGCCATTCACTCTCTCACCAAAGAAAAAGCTGAAGAACTCAGAAAGATCAAAAAAGCGAAAGTGGCAGAGCTCGAAGCTACAAAAAAGACCACACCTGAAAAAATGTACGAAACTGATCTTAAAACACTACTCAAAAAGGAGGTTGCTTAGATGTCAGGCATTAAAAGATACACCTACGACGAATATCAAAAAATCACCCGAGAAACATCGGCTACTGACGATCTAGCCATTTTGGCTCTGGGCCTCATAGGCGAGTGTGCGGAATTTATTGATTGTGTAGACCAGATTTACGATCCTCGTAACGAAATTAGCCTGGCTGATACTATAGATTTAGTGACAAAAGAGGCTGGTGACGTTCTATGGTATGCTGCGCGAATCATGGATGTGCTTGATGTGCCTTTTCACATGTGGCAAAGTTATGGCAACATTGACAATTACAACAATTCTTGCGCAGCATCCTTCAGAAAAAAATTCAGGATCATCCGAAATGCCAAGGAAGTAACCGAGCATGTCAAAAAAGTTGTAGGTCACGGACATAAACTTAATCCAGCTCTAATTTGTCATGGTATTTCTAATGTCATCAAAGATATCGTGCATATTCTGAAAAAGATTCACGGTCCTATTCAGTCTGGGCGTGAAGGCGGAATGGCCATTGCAATGCATGTAAATGTAGAAAAATTACGCAAGAGATACCCCAATGGATTTGAAACTGAAAAAAGCGTAAACAGGGAGGAATAAAATTGCCAGAGGGAGCAGAAGTAAAACTGATTGGGGAGTCATTGGCTCAAATGGTTGGTATTAGAAGATGCCTGTCTATTCAGCCCATTTCTGGCAGATATTGCAAAAAGCCTATTACAGGCATAGAAATGTTTGAGCCGACCAAAGTTGTTGGAGTGGGCGTCAAGGGCAAGCTCATATTTTGGATCCTGGAAAATGACCAGTTTCTGTTGAATACCCTGGGAATGACTGGACATTGGACTCTTGACTCGAGCAACAAGCACAATCGCGTCAAGTTTAATTTTGACTCAGGCCCGCCAGTATTCTTCTCTGACATCAGAAATTTTGGCACGCTGAAAGTTATTCGGACCAAAAAAGCATTTTTTGATAAGCTCAACAGTTTGGGTCCAGACATGCTGAGCGAAGATGTGTCGAGTGAAAGGTTTAATGCTGCACTCGATGTCAAGCAACACTGGACCGTGACCAAAGCGATCATGGATCAGAGTGTTATATGCGGTGTTGGCAATTATGTGAAAGCTGAAGCTCTATATCGAGCTCGACTGTCGCCGTACCGATTGGTCGGATCTCTGTCGACAGAAGACATGAAAAACCTCAAGGAGGCCATAGAAAATGTTCTTAAAGAAAGTTACGAAAGACAAGGCGCTTCAATTAGGAATTATCGTGCACCTGAGGGAGACGCCAAAGCGGTAGACTTCTTCCAGGTTTACGGAAGAAAGACAGATCCTCACGGCCACGAAGTGGTTAAAGAGGATGCTGGAGACGGCCGTTCCACGCACTGGGTTCCACAAATTCAGCGCTGAACAAAATCAATAAAACTAATAAAATTGAATCAAACCTGGAGGAAAATATGAGACTTTCTGATAATAGTATTGCACAACTGGTAAAGCTTTTGCAACTTGCGATTTTGACGGGTACCGATATTTCTGATAATATTCGCATGGTTCAATTTGTTGAGAACGATGGCGTTCTTGATTTGGATCCGGATTACGTCGAGAACTTTGAAAAAAACCTTGTAAAAATGCAAGATGAAGTAGCACCAGGAGAGTAGTTGTGGACAAATTTGAGCAAATGTATAAACAGCAACAAGATTTCTTGGAGCTCTTACGAGATAAAAGGGATCATCCAGATTTCCCCTTAGATCTTGCTGAGAAGGAAAACCAACAGTTTTTAAAGCACCTTTCTCATGAATGTATGCATGAGCTTTTTGAGTCAAATATGCTGCTTAAGAATTCCAAAAAGCATCGAACCACAGAGTTTAAAGACTTTGATCGTGATTCTTATATGGAAGAATTGAGCGATGTACTTCATTACCTTGTAGGGATTTTGATCTATTCAGGTATTTCTGTCGAAGAAATATTTGAAGCCTACATGAAAAAGGGTCAAGTCAACTTAGGCAGGATCAATGGAGGCTATTAGTGTCGCCTGAAAATATGCAGAAAATTCGTGAAGCCGTTGCCCTAGGGGGTAAAGCCCTGGATGGAAATTTACCTCCTCACCCAGAACATTCCTCAAGAAATCCCTATGCGCATATTTGGCGTAGTGTCAAGGAGAAAATGGGGCAATCCTACAAGGAATGTGGCGATGATCAGGTCGAGGAAATTCTCGATCACATCAGCTATCTTGTAAACAACCCAAAGTAAAAGATATGACATTGAAAGAACTTTTGGAAAAACAGGCACAGTTTGCCAGAATTTTCTATGATGCGGCTGAGATGTCAGAGTTGGAAAAAATAGAAAAGCACAAGACACTGTGTTTGGCAATGCATGGAGAAGTGGCGAAACTAGCTGATGCTGTTGACTACAGGGGTCATCGCCAGACTTTTACCCCTACACACAGGCAGAATATTCTGTTTGAAACAATGGACGTTTATCGATATTGTCTAGCAATTCTTAATCTATGGGGTTACGATGAGAACGATGCCTTGCAGGCGTTTGCGTCTAGAGACTCTCATCTAAATGTTCGGTCTAAGAAGAATTGGTCAAAATGGCAAGGGCAACCCGTAGTGGTAGTTGATGTCGATGATGTTCTAGCGAGATTCAGGCAAAATTTTTATGAATGGGTCAATCGAACTTATGATGAAAATGTCGATCATACTTCTTCCGAGTATTTTCTGAGCAAACCGATTGCTGGTAAAGCCGGCGATGAACTATTGCAGGAGTTTATCGATTCGGGAGAAGTTAGAAAACTTGACACATGTCAAAACGTTGTTAGTAATCTAGGTCGCCTTCGAGATGAAGGTTACTGGATTCACATTTTAACGGCACGTCCTGCGTCTGAGCTCAAGTGTATGAATGAAACCTATGAATGGCTCGAAACCTATGTGGGTGAGTTTGATTCGGTTCAACTGAGCTCAGAAAAGTATATTGCCGTGGCCTCACTCGATGCATACAAACAAGGTAAAGTTGTTTGTGCTATTGATGATTCACCTAAACATGCAGCAGAATACGCGATGCATGGTGTAACATGTCTTGTTCCCTCACGTTCATATAATCAAGGAGTCAAGGGCTATGAAGGTATTCAAATGTTTGACTGGGAGACAGGCAACATTACAACACTCGTCAAAAATATCGAGACAAGTACTAAGACTGCTTGATAATCCAACCGCAGAATTGACAAAAATTTCCTACGAAGACATGCAACAGTATCGAGTTGAAATGGATTCATTTCTTGAGGATATCTGGTTGCAAATCGGTGACACAGAATTTAATCGTAGTGGATTGCGTAATGCGACAGATAAACTTATTGAACATCTTCGCACCCAGTAATATTATTCAAGGGTATTCTGAGGCTCACACAAAGGAGTAGAAATGAGCACTTTTAACGGTTTTCAACACATTAATGTAACTCTGCTTGAGCAGGGCAACCCCATGCCATTCAAAATGTTTTGGGAATGGTTTCGTGAGACATGGTATTCTCTTCGCAATGACGAGTATGATCCTGATAATCCTGAGCATATTCAGGCGGCAATGGATGTAATTGCCGCGCGTGCTCTTCCAATTCCGCAGGAAGCACTTCAGTTTCAAGTTAGAATTGAGGGAATTAGTCGTGTCGGTTTGGCGCAGTTTACTCGAGGTCGTGTTGGTTGGGCTTATGTGGTAACTTCACAAATGCCTGAAAGAATTGAGCATGCTGTAACAGTTCCTAAGAACATTTATCAATCTGAGTTTGGTGACCGCGCTAATCAATTGGCGGAAATGTCCCAGTCATTGTATGATGATATGGTCGATGCTGGTGTTCCTCCCCAAGACTGTCGTTATCTGACACTACATGGCCAGCACACAAACTTGGTTTGTGTTGTAAATTTCATGGCCTTGCGAGGATATTTTGCTCGTCGTTGTGAGAATGGCCTGACTGATGAGCTGAACTATATTGGTCGCCTGATTCATCGTGAGCTTCGTCGAGCTCATCTCAATGAGGATGGTACCGACAAGATTAAGGGGTCCGGATGGTCACACCTGATGACGAAGTTGGACGCTATGGGAAATGACAATGTATGCCTGAACGTTGACAAGGTGTTCGGTAATACAGGTCGTGCTCCTAGTGCTGGTGCTCATATTCCGTCATCGGTTAATGATGAGAATCCTGCTGATTGGAAGTTTGATAAGTCGGCATGGTATCTGGAGTTACAAGAACTTCCTGAAAATCTTTTGTTTTCAGGTGAAAAGGAAATGATTAAGGATTGGCGTACTATTGGATATGAGGGTCGACTCCGAAAAGTTGGCTTCAAGTAAATGACAAAACAGCATGTGATTATTTTTGATGGACCTGATGGTTGTGGAAAAACACAAATGTCTCAGGCACTTGCAAATGAGCTTGAAATTCCGTATTTCAAAAATTGTGATGAGCATCGATACTTTTTACAGGATCCTTCTTATTTTTTGCATGCTGTCAGATATGTCGACACCTATTTTACTTCATTTTTAGAGCAATCAGGTGCCTCAGTTATTCTAGATCGTGCATGGCCGTCCGAGTGGATTTACGGTTCTGTGCTTGGTCGAAAAGTGGATTTTGAAGTTTTACGAGAACTGGATTCACGCCATGCACGATTAGGGACAAAAATAATAATACCGGTACGATCAAATTACGAAAACTCGAGTGATGAATATGAGGCGATTAATGATAATATTGAAAAAATTCATGAACGCTATCTCGAGTTTGCCGAGTGGTCAAAGTGTGATGTTTTGGTTATGAATGTTGATGACGAAAATCTGGAAAGAGAGCTTTCCGATATTAAGCAATTTTTGGAGAAATAATATGAGTGATAGAAAGAAGTGTTATTTGGCAGCCGGCTGGTTTAACCCCACGCAGGCCGCCGAACTTGATCGCCTTGAGCAGATCTTGGATGAGCGTGATTCTTGGGTTGAGCTGGCTTCCCCACGTAGAATTTTTGTATGTCCACCAAATGCGCCAAAAGATGTGCAGGATGCGACCTACCAAGGAAACCTAAAGCACATTCGAGAAGCTGACTTTTTGGTTGTCAATACCCGTGATAAAGATCTTGGCACTATCATGGAATGCGGTTATGCCACGGCATTTGATAAGGCCATTATTTACTTTTGCGCGGGTCTCCCAAAGGGAGCACCATTCAATTTGATGCTGGCAAGAAGCGGTGTCAAGGTTTGCACGACTTTTGAGCAGTTGGAAGATTACTTGGATCGTTGTCATGAAGCCGGTGAGATGCTCCTAGAGCCTTACTCTGACAGCATCGAGTAAAAAATCATCACGTTTTCATCCATTAAAAACGTGTAAATGTGCCTCCATGATGATATAATTGTGGAGGCACACTTTTTTAAGGATTATATCATGAGTCATATTTTACGTCCACCTGATCGTTTCGTTTCTATTCATGGTCATTCAACTTTTTCTCCTTATGATGGCCTAGGTCAACCACATGAGCATATTGAATTTTGCTTGAAGAATCAGCTGGATGGCTGGACTCTGACTGATCATGGTAACGGTAACGGTTTGGCACATGCTCATGCACACATGAAAAAGCTATCCGGAAAGGGTAGAAAGTTTCGACAGATTTATGGCGTTGAATTTTACTTTGTGCCTTCACTAAAGGACTGGCGCATAGCATACACCGAGTCAAAAGATGCCAAAAGCAAAAAAGGTGTAAGTGATAAAGACGCTGGGTTGGTTTTGGAAGACGCAGATGAAACACGAACCAAGGCTGCCGTTAGCAATGTCAATAGAAGGTATCACCTTGTCGTTATTGCAAAAAATGAAGTAGGCCTAGCAAATCTTTTTACATTGGTAAAACGCTCCTTTGCTGAGGGTTTTTTCCGTTTTCCTCGTATTGATTTTGAGATGCTTAAGCAACACGGCGAAGGCTTAGCTGTATCAACGGCATGCGTGGGGGGATACCCATCAGGTCTCATTTACGATGAATTTGTTGGTCTCAAATTTGACCAACTACACCCATCGTTGGTTGATGATCCTGCAATCATGTCAAAGTGCGTTGGTAAGATTGAAAACGCCTGTGACATGTTTATTGATGCTGTGGGACGTGAGAACTTTTTTTTAGAAACACAGTTTCATGCAATGAACGCGCAGGATCTTACTAACCGAGTCATCATTGAGACCTCAAAGAAAACAGGCATTCCAATGGTGGCCACAGCAGATTCACACTTTCCAGGGCCAGATCTATGGGAGGCACGTGAGGTTTATCGTCTATTAATGCCTGGTCGCATTAAGGATGATGGCACTGGTCCAAAAGTTCCGCTAGAACATGAACTAAAGGCAAAGCTGTATCCAAAAAATGCAGTACAAATGTGGGATGAGTATCTTCTTCGTCGGCAGGAATTTTCTTGGTACGAAGGAACCGAAGACCTTGTCAGGCGGTCAATCGAAACCGGTCATGATATTGCTTGGCAGCTTTGTAATGAAGTTTGGTTTGATACGACTGCAAAACTTCCAAGATTTACCAATGAAAAGAAAACCGCGTTTCAACAGTTGTCGCAATTGGTCAAGGACGGTTTGGTTGCCGAAGGACTGCATGAAAAACCTGAGTATGTTGAACGAGCCAAGATGGAGCTTGGCGATATTAAGTACTTGAATTTTTCGGATTACTTCTTGACCCTTCAGAAGGTTTTTAAGCTTGCCGAAAATCGAACTCTTCCAGGTGCCGGTCGAGGTTCCGGCGCCGGTAGCCTTGTCAACTATCTGCTAGGCATTACACACGTTGATCCCGTTAAGTACGGCCTTCTGTTTGAGAGATTTCTCAATAAGCAAAAGGCATCGTGGCCCGACATCGATACTGATGTTGGTGATCGTGATGAGCTAATCAATGCCGCTAGGGAAATTTTTGGTGAGGATGCTGTGGTTCCGGTTTCCAACTTCAACACCTTAAAGCTCAAATCCCTGGTAAAGGACATTAGCAAGTTATATCAAATTCCCTTTAGTGAGGTAAATGCGGTGACGGGTCCGCTGGAGGCCGAGGTTTCAATCCGGGCACAGGATCCAAACATGGAAAAATCAATGTTTGTCCTGAAGCATGAAGATTGCATGAAGTATTCAGAACGCTATCAAAACTTCATGGAAAAATATCCTCAGGTTGAGGATAAGGTTAAAAAGCTTTTCATGATGAATCGATCGATTGGTCGACATGCGGGTGGTGTGCTTATCTGTCCTGAGCTTGAAAAGCATATGCCGCTCATTAAGGTTCGTGGTGAACTACAGACACCTTGGACCGAGGGCGTCAACATCCGAAACCTTGAAGAGAATGGTTTTCTAAAGTTTGACTTTTTAGGACTGTCTCAAATGAAGATGGTCGAAGATTGTATTCGTCGCATTCTTAAGAGTCAAAATTCCAAAGAACCGCAGTTTGAAGAAATCAAAAAGTTCTATGATGAAAAACTAAATTGTCGTTATGTTGAGCCAAGCGATTCAAAAGTTTTTGATCACGTTTTCAAAGGCGGTAACTGGCCTGGCATTTTTCAGTTTACATCACCTGGTGCTCGAAAGTTCTGCTTGGAGGCACAACCTGATAACATTACTGACCTCGCGGCAATTACAGCCATCTATCGGCCCGGGCCACTCAAGGCTAACGTTCACAAGTTGTACGTAAAAGCTAAGCGTGATGCAGAAAATATTAAATACGATCATCCTGCAATCAAGAATGTACTGGGATCCACATACGGCTTTATCGCATTCCAGGAACAATTCATGCTTTTGGCTCAGCAATTGGCAGGATTTTCACCTGGTGATTCGGACAAGATGCGAAAAACTCTTGTGAAGAAAGACCTGACATCACTAGGAAAGAAAGCTAAAGAAAAGGAAGAGCTGGAAAAGAAGTTCGTTGAGGGCTGTGTCAGTGTTAGCGGGCTGGAAAGAAGAAAAGCGCAAGAGCTTTTTGACAAGATTGCTTTTTTCTCGCTTTACGGTTTTAACTTGAGCCATGCTGTTTCTTATGCAATCGTATCTTATTACGGTGCCTGGTTGTCAACGTATTATCCTAAACACTGGTTGTCCACTGTGTTGCAGGCTGAGAGTGGAAGTCAGGAAAAACTCACAAAAGTCATTAACGAAATTCGTAAAATGGGCTATGAATTTGCTCAAATTGATGTTAATTACTCCGAAAAAGAGTGGGCATTTTCAGATGATATTGATGCTTTTGTGCCTTCACTTGCATCTGTCAAAGGCATTGGTGCGACTGCCGTAGATGAAATCTTGAATTTACGCCCATTTGCCAGCATTGATGATTTTCTTTATAATGAAGACGGCAAGTGGAGATTGTCTAAAATTAACAAGACATGTCTATCAGCCCTGTGCAAAATTGAAGCCCTTTCATCACTTAAAGATTTTGAACAAAGTGACATCAACTATAATCAGCTGTTGTATACATTTACTGATGAAAACAACTATGTTCTTTTGAAAAAAGGTCGATATGGAAAGACCACTACACAGCTTAAGAAATTGGCAAAAGAAGAAATAGAACCTGAACCAATTGTAGATGTGTTATTACAAAAATATGCCAATTTGGAAGATTGGACTCGAACTCAAAAAATAAATTTACAATTTGATCTAACGTCATCAGTTGATCCGGAACTACTTTTCTCAAGCAAGCTAATGAACAGACTTGGTGAGAAAAATGTGAGTTCCTTGCATAAAATACAATCAGGAACCGCAGGTATTGGTTGGTTTTGTGTGCAAGATGTAATCCAAAAGAAAACGAAAAATGGAAAAACGTTTTATCGGATTCGGGCAATTGACAATGAACATAATGCGACTTGGTTACGTGTATGGGGTAAGTTTGAAAACAATGTTCCGCCTGAAAGATTTTCACTTTGGATGGCACATGCATCAAATGATTCAAACTGGGGTTTCTCTACCTCAGTGACAAAACTAAGGAGAATTGCTTAATGAAAGCACTAGTGACAGGGGGTTGCGGTTTTATTGGATCACACCTAGTGAAAAAACTATTGGAAGAAGGCTGGAAGGTTACAGTTATTGATGACTTGAGCTCAGGCTATCTTCAGAACCTGATAGAAAAAGACGTGGTGCCTCGAACGGTCTTACCAGGATTGGTCGACATACTTTTTGCGCGCGAAAATCTGGGCAGCGATCAGACTCTGGTCATCACAGCTGACATGTCAGATCCCGACGTTATTAAGCACATCATGCAGGGAGGATATACACACGTCTTTCATCTTGCAGCCAATCCACGCGTTGAGTACTCAGTCGAAAATCCCACTGTCTCCACCGACACCAACCTCTTTAAGACGGTGGCCCTAGCAGAGATGGCTGTAAAAAGTGGAGTTGAAAAGTTCGTCTTTGCTTCTTCTTCTGCAATTTACGGCTCTTTTACGTCACATCCAGACGAAATAGCCACAGAAGAAAGTTTTCACAAAGAGCCCAGAAGCCCATATGGCCTACAAAAACTGTGCTCTGAAATGTTTTTAAAACAGTTTGCTGATCTCTACGGACTCAAAAGTGCAGCACTGAGATTTTTTAACGTGTACGGTCCGGGCTGTTATGGCAATAATCCCTACGCTACAGCCGTAGCAGCCTGGTGCGATAAGCTCAAACAGAATCAACCTCTGCGCTCTGATGGCGACGGTGAGCAGACAAGAGACATGGTTTACGTAGGCGATGTGGTTAACGCTCTGGTGACAGTGGCATCAGAAGACACAGGCGACTTTGCGGCCTACAATGTGGGCTACGGCAAGAGTCTGTCTAACAATCAGATCCTTCAAATGCTCAAAGATCGATTTGGTGACATTGAAATTACACATGCGCCTGAAAGACCTGGCGATGTCAAGCACACCAAGGCAAGTATTGAGGCCATCACAGAAGAGACCAGCTGGAAGCCACAGACTGATTTTGAAACTGGCCTGGAATCCACTTTGGCCTGGTGGGAACTGACGCCTAAAAAATCACAAAAGGAAAGTGATGAAAAGTAATCCAGAATTCGTAATTTACACGGGACCAATGTTTGGAGGAAAGTCTCGTCAGCTGCTGAACGTTATAGATCGATCCGGATACCAGTCCAGAAACGTTCTGACATTCAAACCTAAGTTAGACCATAGATATGCAGACGAATCAATCGTGACCCATTCTGGAGACGCTACAGAGGCCATCGGGGTTTCCAATGGTCGCGAGATTTTTGAGGCAGCACAGGAATGCGATGTAGTGGCAGTCGACGAAGCATTTATGATCGATGATTCGGCTGAGGCCCTCATTTCGCTTTTTAAGATGGGCAAGTCCATATACGTCTCCACCATTCAACTTTCCGCTCGCGGCGAAGTATTTCCGGAAGTGCAAGCCATGCTGCCATGGGCCACCGAGATCAAAGTGTGTCCGGCAGTTTGCACCATGTGTTATCATGATGCTTATTACACTGTGGCTCGCGTTGAAGGTCTGAATTACATTGACGTAGGAGGCTCAGAAAAATATGAGCCCAGATGCCACCAGCACACAACATTTTTGAGGTAGCATGAGACCCAATCCGCAAGACGTCGACCTAGTTATTTATCACGCAAATTGTCCTGATGGATTCGGTGCAGCTTGGGCCGCTTGGAAGCTTCTGGGCGATCGAGCTCAGTATTTGCCGGCATCCTATGGCGATCCGATACCAAATGTTACAGGTAAAAATGTAGCCATTCTGGATTTTTCTTATTCGCGTTATGATATTAAGAAAATGATAGAAAAAGCTAATTCTTTGATTGTGTTAGATCATCATAAAACTGCCCAAGAAAATTTAGCCGGCATCCCTGAAGCTCAATTAGACATGAGTAGAAGTGGCGCAATATTGTCCTGGCAATTCTTTCATGGCTCTGAAGATCCTCCGATTTTTTTGCGTTATATTGAGGACAGAGACCTATGGCGTTTTGAGCTGGAAGACAGTAAAGCTGTGTCTGCCGCGCTAACCTCATTGATCGACTTTACTTTTGAGTCGTTTGATGCCATGAATAATCTCTCGCAGTTCGAGGAGCTTGTGAGCGATGGTTATACTATTCTTCATTATAATAATATTGTTATGAAGAAAATATGCCAAAGTGCTCGAAAAAATTTATGGAGAAGCTATGAAGTTTGCGTGGTAAATAGCTCAATCTTACAAAGCGAAATTGGATCTCAATTGGCTCCTACTTGTGATTTCGTTGTTATTTGGTACTACGATCACAAAAATATGAAGCATAAAGTCAGCCTAAGAACCCAAAAGAACGAAGTCGATGTATCAAAAATTGCTGCGCGCTTTGGCGGCGGTGGACATAAAAAAGCTGCTGGGTTTACTTTGGGACCATCAGAAAGCGTAGAAAAGTTGTTTTGGCCATGGGAATAAATAAAAGACCCGATTGGGACACTATCTGGATGCGCTTTGCCCAGTCTATTGCCGAGAGAAGCATTGACCAGAGACACAAAGTTGGAGCTGTGGTGGTTTCCAATGATAACACTCAGGTCTTGGCTATGGGATACAATGGTGATCAAGCCGGCGGACCCAATGAAGTTGAGTCTGCAGAGCCCGGCCAGAGTGGATGCATTCACGCAGAGGTCAATGCCCTGATCAAGATGGACTATAACAATCCGCAAAGAAAGCGAATGTATGTCACCTTGTCTCCGTGCAAAATGTGTGCTAAGGCCATTATCAATGCCGGCATAGACGAGCTCGTCTACTGTGAGACCTATCGAGATACTTCGGGTTTGGACATGCTTGCAAGAGCCAAACGACAGGTTCGAAAAGTGTCATTAGATTCTTCAGACTGAATCAGTAGGCCATATTTAGTAAAAGCTTTACCTGGCTTATAATCTATGCAACTAAAGAATCATGATAAAATTATTGCAGAAAGCTTAGACATGCTGCGCAAAATTCAATCTTTGCCGCAATATGCAGATCGATCCTTGCACGAAATGTCCATACGATATTTGCTTGTGGAAAAATTAGATGCAGCTGATTTTAAAAATGTTAATGATAATTTAAATGCTGCAGCAAAAAATTTAGAAACAGTTGAAAAATATTTAAAACAATTTAAAGTTTATGACTTTGAGGCTGATAAAGGATTATCTTCGCCTGAAGAGTTTCTTGATGCTGTTCCGGAAGTTCAAAAATATCTTGAAGTATTGCAACAACAGACCGATGCAACATTGGCCAAGTTAGAAAAATTAGATACAAGTTCTGATGGTTTTAACAAGTGGGTTAAATTGCCGCAAATTGGCAAAACTTTCGAAAAATTTAGGGATTATATTCCTTTGGTGAATGCAGCCAGCGAATTAGCTTTGAAATCTCAAACATTCGCCGGTGGCATTGTCAATGGGATGAAAACATTCCAGCAGCGTGTTGGTCGATCTTTAAATCCGATAATAAAAAAAGCAGAAGATGCTGCCAAACAGGGAAACATAAATGCTCAATCTGAAGAAGCGTTAAAAGCTTTAAAAACTGGTAAAGATTCAACAATCGAACAAATTTTTAATCTTGCTGGAAAAAATACAGAAGAAGAACAAAAAAAGGCAGCAGCTGATATTCGAAGAGAAATAGATGGCACTAAAATTAAAAATATGTTCAATTTTTTCAAGAACATTAAAATATTACCGGGGCTTCAAAAGCAATTAATGGCACCAGTTCAAGCGCAGTCTAGACAGATAGATAAAATGCCAGAAGAAATGGCCGCTGCTTTAATGAAAGTTAAGATTGAAAATTTAATGGATCCTAAGTTTTTTAATCCTAAGCTTGAAAAACAAGATGCTCAAGAATCTGTAGAAGCAGTTAAAGATGCCGAAGAAGCCGCAAAAGAATTAAAAGATAAAGCTGAAGATGCAGACAAAACACCTGAAGTATCTGAGCAAGAATCTCAAGAGCTTGAGAGTAAAGCGAGAGAAGCACTAAAAGATTCAGCAGTTGAAGCATCAAAACTCGATGAACCCATTGGTGACGTCATATCAGACATGTTGACTCGTTGGAAAAATAGTGCTGATCCTCTTACTAGACAATATGCTTTGACGGACGAAATAGTAAGCGATCTGGAAGATGGCTTGAAAAAAGTTGTAAAAGATTCGGACCGAGACAATATTGAACAAAAAGTTAAGGCAGCCATTGTAAGCTGGTTTAAAACGCATAAAGAAATGCTATCAAGAAAGGGTTCCAATATGGGAATCACACTAGAATTACAAAATGATCTTATTAAGATTATTCCGAAGCTAGTTGATCATATTGCCAAGAAAAAACAAGAAGGAAAAATAAATTATTCCTATGCTTCTATTGAAAAAATTGTGCATTCATATTTGAACAGAAAATACGGACGCATAATTTCTGAATCTAAACGATTGCAACGTTGGCAATTACTCGCAGGTTTAAAATGAACGAAACAGACATTAAGGACAAACGCGGCAATATCATTATTTCTCCGGGTCTCAAAGTCCGCCACAAAGGTTCGCAGTTTGAATATACAGTCGATCAAGTGCTACAGGAACCCGATGGAGAAATCACGGTCATGTTAGCAGCGCCAGAAAAGCCCAGATTTGAGCCGGCCGGCGAGGAAGCAGTCTTGGCCGACAAGAGAAAGTCTAAAGTGCTTTATGAGGTCGATCCTGTTTCTTCCCTGGAGTCACTCTATTATTTTCCGGCGCCGGAAGAAGAGGAAAGCGAAGAAGACCTGATGGCAGTGTCGGCCAAAGAATTTGAAAAGGAGTACGAAGTCAAATGAGCAAACCCAACCTGAAAAATGATGTACTGAAGGCGATTGACGACGTACTTCCGAAGAGACAAGCTCTCAATGAAGCTTACGTGGTCGAGCCTAAAAAGTTTTCGCTCAGCACTGAAAAGCTGTCTCCTAAAGTCAAGTCGGCCAGAATCAAGCACTTTGAGAACACAGTCGAACAACTCAACAAGATCAGCGCCGAACTGGAAGGTGCAGATCCCGAAAATGCCAATAAGGTCAGCAGCAAGTTTCGAAATCTCAAAACTGCTGAGTCCTTTGCAATCAACGACGCTTTTCTGCAGGGTCAATTTCTGGACAATATTAGCGATCTCAACAGCTCTATTACAATGGACATGCTGTGTTATATGAGATTGGCACGGGACTTTGGTACCTTTGACGATTGGCAAAAGGACTTTATTGGCTGCGCCAAAAGCTCGCGGGATGGATATGCAGTGACGGCTTACAGCATTTACTTGCAGCGCTACATTAATCTAGTGGTTGATACTGCTGATGCTGGTGTGCCCTTTTCGGCCATCCCCGTTATTGTGATAGACGTCAGTGAAGGTTGTTACTATCGAGATTACGTTGCCAACCTCGAAGGCTACGTCAAAAACATGATGAGAGAACTTAATTGGGACGTCATCGAAAACAGATTTAAAAAGTGCGAAAAAATTGCTCGGGTGATGAAATGAGAAAGAATAGAAGATTCACTCTTAGAGAGACGGCTTATCGAATGCTTTTTGAGCAGGACGAAGAAGCAGAAGAAACAGAAGAAGATGCACCCGGTGGAGAAGAAGAGGGCGAAGAGGAAGAAGCTGAAGGAGCCGGCGAAGCCGAAGATGAAGCTGAAGAGGAGCAGGAAGAGGAAGAAGTCGATGTAACTCCTGAAGAAGAGTACGCTCTTAGCGATTCTATTGATCAAGAACTCAATGCTCTATTAGTTGACTTTGAAGAGGAAGCTAGAAAGTCTGCAGTCGTTAATCGGCCTGAGGAACTAGAAGAGACGGTGTACAGAAGGCTCTTTGAAGCCGCGGCTGAAGACATCGATCTCAATTCTTTTGCCGGCAACGTTGCGCGTCTGGTCAAAAACTATCAGAATTTAATCGATTGGGAGTCAGTAATTTTGAACAAAGCTGAGTCTTTTATCAATAATCATTATGGTGAGGACACTGCGCGCGTTTTACTGGACATCCTGGAAGACGATTATGACATCGCAAAACAAGGCAAAGAAGAAGAGCTCCCCCCGGCGCCGATCGCGGTCGGAGCAAGAGGTGAAGGCGGAGGCTAGAGTCAAGGCTCTGCTTAATGCTAAGCGTAAAAAATCTGTTCACGTAGCTCTATTTGCCAAGACACATATTGATTTTAAAAAAGCTGCTGTGTCCAAAGATTTGTCTATGCAGGAAATATTCGAGCATTTAGCCGGTCTGTATGCAGAAGGCCATCCAGCACTGGTAAAAATTATCGATGATTATTGCGAAGCAAAGAAAGAAAAGCTCATAAGTCAGCTAGAAGAAAAATACACTGAAAATCTCTACGAGGCTATTGGGCATGACAACCCATTTGGAGACTGATAATGGCTTGGGTCAAATTTACTGCATTCGTCAAAAAATACTGGCAGCTTCTAATCGGATTTTTAGTTGCAGCCGGTGTCTTCGTTTGGAGTATACTGGATCGTCGAAAAAGAAATGCTGTATTGCAAAATACAGTGCAGGCCGCCGACAAGACGCAACAGGCAGAGCAGGATTTCAACACCCAAGTTTCTAACGCTATAACCAATGCAAACCAGCAGCACGAGGATCGAGTCGATGACGCCAAAAAAGTACAAGACGAAGAGATTGCCGCGGCAAAGAAAGATGTGCAGGACCGAACTGAAGACAATCGAAATGCTAGCAATGAGGACCTGGCCGAAAAAATCGGTAGTACCCTGGGAGTCAACGTTGTCTTACCTGAGCAGGACAGCGAGAATGACTAAGTTTTCTCTGCTGTGCATTTTTTGCTTGACGTTTTCCACATGGCATCAAGCAGCTCTGGCAGCTGAGCCTGAAAAGTCCAGATCCGTTTTTGAGGCTGTCTCACCCTTGTCCAAAGGCGACAGGGCTCCGTTCGAAGGCATCTTGTTTAGTAAAGACTTGGCAGCACGAATCGAGGCCGAGCGAAAGACCATGATCTCCCTGAAGCTAGCAGAAGCTCGAGCCGCGGCGGAAATTAAAATTGCTGTCAGCAAAGTGCAGCTAAAGTTAGACATCGCAAATGGCAAACTGCAGGCCTTAGAAGAAAAGCATAAAAAGATTTCAGACATCAATCGGGAACAGATTGATTTTCTAAGAGAAAACTACATGCCAAAACCCTGGTACGAAGAAGCCGGCTTTCTGGTGCCGCTTGGAATCGCATTGGGAATCGGCCTGGCAATTGGCGCAGCTCACATTGTCAAAACTGTCGACTGAACAATATTTAGAGGCATGGCAAACTCCCGGAAAAAAATCGTAGAGTCATCTGCTGGGGGCCACATCGATGTTGCATACGGCATCTATGATCGACCAGGCCCAGATATTACCAATGAACCACTGCCTGACTTTGAGCCTATTGTGCCCAGAGAGCAAGTTGCGACTCAGTTGACAGCGGATCGACCCCCGGTCGACGATCCAGATTTCAGGCCTAATAGCAAAAAGGCTTTAGAGTTAGCCATGGCCACTCTGGCCTCATATGTACCAGACGAAGAAATCGATAAGTTTTACGTACTGGTTAGAAACAAGATTGAAAAGATGGTTGATCAGGGACTACTGAAAGATGCAGGTATTGGAGCAGGAGAAGAAGTGATGGAATCCAAGCTGAGAGCAAAGATTAAAAAGATGATCGTTGAGGCAATGGAGGACGAAGAACAGTTGCCGCCCGAAGAAATCGCCAGAATGCAAAAAGACTTCGAAGAAGAATTTGGGCCGAGCGATTTTAAAGCCATGCCGACGAGTACTCCCGACGAAATGACCCTGGGAGATATCGCAAAAGAGACCGGCTTTTCAGGGCCATCCGGCGTTAAAAATTTCCTGTATCGCATGTTGGCCAGAATTGCGAGACTGAGCGACGTGCGCCGAAGCGACCTAGATGCTTTGATCGAATTTGCAGCGGGAGAATACGTCGACGTGCTGGATCAGGCCAATGTTCTGGAAGAAGACGAGCTGGCAATGCTACGTGCTAACAAAAATCACGTGATGAATCTGCCCTCTTTCAAATATTTTTTAGGCAATGCCATCGTTTTGCCGGCAGTCAAAGAATTGGAGAGAGGTGGCCGTAAAGAGCTGGATGCTTTCATGAACGATCTGGGCGTCTCAGATGAAACCAAAGTTACTCTCACCAATCAGCTCATGGGCCAAATGCCTCGCAAATTAAGCCTGGTTGATAGGAGAATTAATGCAGATGTGGCTAGCGGCAAAATGACGGCAGAAGAAGGCGAGAGGGCTAAGAGAAAAATTGCTTCTTCTTTTGAAGCCATGAAAGACCTGGCGACTTCAGGAGACGACTTTATCGAGACGGCGCTGCAAAGATATTCTAAGATGTCAAAGTCTAAACTGGCAGGCATTGTTAAAAAGGCTGCAGGGGATCCTTACGTGGCCGAAAAGGTGTGAAGTGACCATTTTGAAAGAACTCATGAGCGACTATTTTTCTGAGCGCCCTCGAAGAATTCTGAGAGAGGCGCCGGGTCGACAAGTGCCGATTACCCCCAGCGAACAGACCTGGGAGCACATTAAAGATCCGGAAGAGGAACTGCAGAAGCTCTTCACTTTCAAAAACTCTCAGCAGCTCATTTACTTTCTGGAAGACGTCATTCAACTACAAGAGGCAATGAAGCATCACGGAAAACTGTTAGTTGACGGCTCAAAGGTGCTCATTCGAATCAATACCAAAGTGATGGAGCGCGTGACGGACTTGGACGTCGAATGGGCTCAAAAGGTGGACGAGATTTATGCCGACGTCACCTCCCAACAGTGATCTCAACGCCGAGAGCTTTTTTGTCAGCGATCAATTAAAAGAGAGATTCGACGAGTCTTGCGCTGAAAAAAAGCCCCGCAAAGTCGACCTAACCGCCAATGACGAAGCTCAGTTTTCCTTAGGCGATTCGACATATGCCTACGACATAACAGCCTGGAGCGACTACTCAGCCACTTTAGAAGTTCCTGTGTTGCATCTCCATCACTTTGCCAATCCTTTGCCTCCCGACGCCTATCTGACCCTTTTTGGCGCAGCAAAAAACTGCAAAAGCACCAGTGCAATTAAAAAAGACGGAGCCTGGCAGGTAACTGTTGTTTTTCGAGATATTTAGTTGCATGGAAGAGCAAAAAAACTACTTTGATAAATTCATGGACGATCTGGCAGATCGCGACCGATTGCGTCTAGAACAGCTACAGAAACTACATCAAGCCAATGAGATGTGGCAAAAGCGTCAGGAGCTGGACCGAAAATATCGCGAACATGCCAGGCAGAGGGTCAGGTACGGAAAATGAACCTTTTTGATCAGCTAGACAGCATCATTGAAGCAGCAATCAATGAGACAATGGGCGACGAGAGAGCCAGGCAGAAAAAGCAGGCAGCCGTGGTCGACAAGCTCGATTTGCGCGCAGGAGACAATAAGTCAACCGATGAAGTTGAAGAAGCTGACGAAGAGGATCAGGAAGAGGAAGCCAAACTTAAAGGCGATGCTCCCAAACCCAAAAAGACGACATCTAAAGAGTCAGGCGAAGAAGAAAGCAAAGAGATGCCAGGTACTCCCACTTCGAAAAAAATGAAGGATCCGACGGCCAAGCAACTCAAGAATCCTGACTTTAAAGCCATAGCCAACAACATCAATCTTTTGCGCGGCGGAAAGTCAGTCAAGGATCCGGAAGTCAGAAAGAACCTCAAGGATTATCTCGATAAGCTTGGCAGAGAAGAACGGCAACAGGTGCTGGTCTATCTTAACAGTCTGGCTCAAGTGATGGCCGGAGTCAAGTCCGGTTCTGCAGCTCTAGATCCAGATCAGGCCGAAAAAGAAGCTAAGCCGGCCGCAAAAAAGAAAAAAGAGCCAAAAACCAACAGCTCTAAGCCACCCGGTGTTATTGTCGTAGGTGCATAATGCAAGATGTGCATCACCTAGACATTCTGCTGTCAGAGGCCAAAAACGACGGCAAGCACTTGACCATGCGAGGACGATTGGTG